ATCAAACATTTTTCCTAGAACGAGTCTTGCCGCTAATGGAGTTCGATATAGAACTGACAAGCTTGGAGTGCTTCCTAGAATCATTGAAGACCTTTATAAAGAAAGAGTAGGTACTAAAAAAGAACAAATCGTAGCACAACGAGAACTGGTAGGAGTAAACAAGGCCAATAAACAAGAGCTATATAATATAGAGAAAAGAATTGCTATTGCTGAGAATAGACAACTGGCTATTAAGATTCTTTTGAACTCATTATACGGTGCACACGGTTCTGCTTACTTCAGATACTTCAACATGGATACTGTAGAGGCTATTACTACTACAGGCCAAGCTACTATTAGGTGGGCTGAGAAAGCCATCAACAAGTATTTAAATAATTTAATGGAGGTTAAAGATGATGATTATGTTATCGCTATTGATACGGACTCTGTTTACGTTCGTCTGGGGGATCTGGTGCATCATTTTAAGCCTAATAACCCTATTGGCTTTATTGATAGCATTTGTAGTGATAAATTGGAAGTGGTTCTTAGGGATTGCTATGCTGATTTATTTAATAGACTCGGGGGACGAGATAACAAGATGGTTATGGCCCGAGAAGCAATTGCAGACAGGGGCATATGGACTGCTAAAAAACGTTACATACTAAATGTAAATGATATGGAGGGTGTGCGATATGCAGAACCCAAGTTAAAGATTATGGGCATCGAAGCAGTTAAGTCTTCGACACCAGCACCATGCAGAACTGCATTGAAAGAAATCTTTAAAGTAATCATATCTGGTTCAGAGAGTGATACTCAAGAAGCCATAGCTCAGTTCAGAGAACACTTCAAAACGTTACCTGCAGAAGAGGTATCGTTTCCACGTGGCGTATCTAATATTACTAAATGGAAAGATTCTAATTTATTATACAAGAAGGGCGTGCCTATTCATGTGAGAGGGGTTATAATATATAATAATGCTATTAAAAATTTGAGAGAGAAACAATTAGAGATATTTAACGGAGAGAAGATTAAATTCTGTTATCTGACAATGCCTAATCCTGTACATGAAAACGTTATATCGTTTCCGTCGTACTTACCTAGACAGTTGGGATTAGATGGTTACATTGATTATGATACACAGTTTGAGAAATCGTTTGTCAAACCTATTCAACCGATTCTAGATGCTATAGGATGGGAAGTAGAGGAGCAGGCAACGCTAACGGCTTTTATGTAATGGTAGAACTAACTATATTTAAAAACTTATATGACAACACCACTGACAAGGGATTGTCATTTGATAACTTCGATAAGTTCGAGGCATTCCTATATGAGATACAGGAGCTACCTTATAAGCAAAAGAAAGATGCCACTTTAATGACACCAGCAACTTTCATTAAAGGTACTACTAGAGCTAATAAGAATGTTATAGAGTGGGCTGGCTGGGCTGCAGTGGATTGTGATGACCATATAAGTTCTGGCAACTTGCAAGAAGAATTAGCACAGCTGTATGGACGATATAGATATATATGTTACTCGACTGCATCATCTACAGAACTGAAACCTAAGTTTAGATTGATATTTCCATTACAATATCATGTTCCTCAAGAGAAGATTAAGCATTTTTGGTATGCTTTGAACCAAGAATTGGGAGATATTGGAGACGCTCAGACGAAGGATTTAAGTCGTATGTACTATGTTCCGGGCACTTATACCGGCTCTGAGAGCTTCATATTCTCGAATTTTGGAGAGATTATGGACCCCCAGCTGATAATGTCTCAGCACAAATATGTGGTCAATACTGGCAATACTTTTCTAGATAATTTGCCAGAACATATGAGAGAACAAGTGATTAAACATAGAAAAGAACAGATGACGAATACTAACGTACATTGGACAGGCTATTTAGATTGTCCATTTATTAACAAACAACTGATAGCTGAATATGCTACTATATCAGAAACTGGATGGTATGCAAAGATGTATGCTATAATGGTATCAACAGCAGTTAGAGCTCTCAGACAAAAGTATCCTATTACAGGAGCCGAGATTGCAGAGCTATGTCGACAGATTGATATGGCTAATGGCAATTGGTATAACAACAGACCATTGGAAAGAGAGGCAGCTGGCGCAATACAATTTGCGTACGAACAGGTTGACATTTGATTGAAAATAGGGTATAATATATAATATGAATAAAGGAGATTGCTTATGGGCATAATGGATAAACTGAAAAAGAATAGTAGGGTTAAAGGTACAGCGATACTTTCTAAATCTAAACTATTTGAAAATCAGGAGATGGTAACCACGAAGGTTCCAATGATTAACGTAGCGCTATCTGGGGATCCAGACGGAGGACTAGCCGCAGGACTAACGGTATTGGCAGGACCATCTAAACATTTTAAGACTTCATTCGGATTATTAATGGCAGCAGCATACCTCAATAAGTATGATGATGCTGTATTGTTATTTTATGATTCAGAGTTTGGAGCTCCACAATCATTCTTTAAAGCCTTTGGTGTAGATACATCTAGAGTATTACATACACCTATCACTAATGTAGAAGAGTTAAAATTTGATGTAGTACATCAACTTGAGTCTATGGAACGAGCAGACAAAGTTATTATTATGATTGACTCCATTGGTAACTTAGCATCTAAGAAAGAATTAGAAGATGCTATGTCTGAAAAGAGTGTAGCTGATATGTCCAGAGCTAAGGCTCTTAAAGGTTTGTTTAGAATGATTACACCTTATCTTACGATGAAGGATATTCCATTGCTTGCAGTTAACCATACATATCAAGAGATTGGTTTATTCCCTAGAGCTATTGTATCTGGAGGCACAGGTATATATTACTCTGCAGATAACATTTGGATTATTGGTCGTCAACAAGAAAAGAAAGGCACTGAGATTAAAGGTTATCACTTTATTATTAATGTAGAGAAGAGTAGATTTGTTAAAGAGAAGTCTAAGATTCCTATCTCTGTTACCTGGGAGGGTGGTATTGAATCGTGGTCTGGATTACTAGACGTAGCATTAGAAGGTGGCTATGTTGTTAAGCCTACCATTGGATGGTACTCTAAGGTTGATAAGACTACTGGTGAGATAGAAGATAAAAAATATAGAGCCGCTGATACACTGACTGAAGAGTTCTGGTCACCGGTCTTTGATAATACAGATTTTAAAGACTTCTTGAAACGTAGATATGAAGTCGGACATGTTGAGATGATTAAGTAGTGCAAATACAAACAATAATACTTCGTAAGCTTATTCAAGATTCTGTATATATGAGGAAGGTTATTCCTCACTTACGAAAAAAGTATTTCGAAGGTCCACACAGACAAGTATTCGATGGCATCATAGACTTCGTAGGTAAGTATAATAAAGTACCTAATGCAGAAGCTTTAGATATTGAAATGTCTAAGAAGACTATACCAGCTGAAGTATCAGCAGAAACTTTTAATATTATATCTAAGCTATCAGAAGAAGTAAAAGATGTTAATGATGAATGGTTGATAAATGAAACAGAACAGTTTTGTCAAGACCGTTCAATCTTCTTAGCTATTATGGAATCTATTAATATCATAGATGGCAAACATGAGAACCTTACTAAGAATGCTCTCCCTGATTTACTAAGTTCCGCATTAGCAGTTAACTTTGATATTAATGTAGGACACGACTATATAGATAACTCAGATGATAGATTTGATTTCTATCATCGTAAAACAGAACACTTACCATTTGACTTAGAGATGTTTAATAAGATTACTAAGGGTGGTTTAACTAATAAGAGTTTGAATATAGCTTTAGCTGGCACTGGTGTCGGTAAATCTTTATTCATGTGTCATGTAGCAGCAGGTGCATTATCGCAACATAAAAATGTCTTATATATATCTTTAGAGATGGCTGAAGAGAGAATAGCAGAACGTATAGATGCTAATCTTATGAATGTACCTATATCACAATTAGAGAACTTATCTAAGGATATGTTTGATAAGAGGATACAGAAGCTAACTGATGATAAGAGCATTGGCAAATTAATTATTAAAGAGTATCCAACAGGTGCAGCGAGTACAGCACACTTCAAAGCATTACTGGCGGAGTTAAAACTTAAAAGAGAATTTATACCAGACCTCATATGTGTAGACTATATTAACATATGTGCAAGTGCACGTATGCAAATGACAGGAAATACATATACATATGTTAAAGCTATAGCGGAAGAGCTTAGAGGGATGGCAGTGGAACATAATGTTCCAGTATTATCCGCAACACAAACTACAAGAGGCGGCTTCGATAATAGTGATGTAGGCTTAACAGATACATCTGAATCATTTGGTTTACCTGCTACAGCAGATTTAATGTTCGCATTAATAACTAATGAAGAACTTGAAAACTTAAATCAACTAATGATTAAACAATTGAAGAATAGATATAACGATCCGACAGGAGCCACACGTCGATTTGTAGTAGGCATTGATAGAACTAAAATGAGATTGTATGATGTTGAAGCTTCGGCTCAAACATTAAACACAGACCAAGTTAAAGTTTCATCAACTGATTCACAAGATTACGAAGGATTTTTAGTATGAACAAAACAAAAGAAACAGGCTCAGCCTTTGATACTCCACAATATAGAAGAGTAATGCAAGCTAATAAAGAACGAGATGAAATTCCTACTCAGGCTTGGACTCCAGATGAGGAACCCAAAATTGATTTCACGAAAGACTCAGAGTATTTAAGATTGTATGGTTATGAAAAAGATGGCTATACGATGTTTGATTTAGAACCCCAAACATCTACGGGTAAGCAACATGAGATTCCGGCAACATATACTTTTGATAACGGTTGGGGTACTATGAGAATAAATGATGAACTCTATAAAGTAGATAAGAATGTAACAATGCATGTTCAAACAGGAGACTGCGTTGAAGTGAATGCATCTATAAAGGGATTAAGCTATAGAATTAAACCATATCCTTATCATGAACGTCATGTATTAGATACTGGAGACTACTTCTAATGAGTAAGACAATGATACCTTACGTTATTCGAAAGAGGGATGCTAATAAAAACGTACTATCTAAAAAGATTATGTCTCACGGGACATTTAGATGTAAGCGTCATCCCAATTCAAAGAGATGTCGCTAGCCGACCTTTATGATACCTGGTCTTTCGTAGAGAAAGATATAGACCAGGAGCATTGGTTCATTCGTTTAAAGGGTGGCCGGTATGACGGGGTAGTGTATAGATATACTGAGATTAAATTAAAACCAGAAATAGAAAGTATATCATTTGATTATGAAGTAACAGAACATGGAGAAGATAATCCTCACGGCGATAATGACTTCAATAGATTACTTGGTGAAATATTAATCCAAGTACTTGATGATGCAATGGAAGCTAAGGATTATATATTAGGTGACAAGTGAAGTACTAACAATACTATCTGAAGAATGCGCTGAAGTAATTCAGGTGGCCTCTAAACTGCAACGGTTTGGGGTTGATGATGTAAAGAATAAGAAAAGATTGCAAGATGAGGTAGGAGATTTGATTGCAGTCATTGTTATCTTACATACTTTAGGTATGGTTAATGAAAAGGACATTCAAAAACAAGTTAAAAGAAAATTAAGGAAGCTCAAACGGTGGTCTAACATAGATTGCCTTGATGACATAATCAAAAACTTATAAATAATAGCATAATTTATTTTTAGGGGCTTTCGTTGCATTCTTTTAAGTCATATTTTAATGAGGGAAGACAAGACCCTTCAATATTCCACGCAGTATTTATGTCTGGCGCGCCAGGTTCTGGCAAGTCTCACGTTGCTCAATTGTTAGCACTGCCCGGCCAGTTAGGATATAAAGAAATTAATTCGGATATTGAATTTACAAGATACATGAAGGAAGCTCAATTGGATTTAGTATTAAATCCTGACCAACAGTTCCAAAGAGATGTGACAAGAGCTGTTGCAAAAAGACATACGCAAGCAAAGAAAAGACATGCGGAGTTAGGAAGATTGGGTCTTGTTATTGATGGGACCGCTCGTAACGCTAGTAAAATTAAAAAACAAAAAGCTGAGTTAGAAGCAAAGGGTTATGAATGTGCTATGGTATACGTCTCAACAAATTTAAAGAGTGCAATTGAGAGTGACCATATGCGAGGTGCAACCGGTGGTAGGTCACTCGGAGCTAAAATGATAACCTCAATGCATAAAGATGTTGAAAAAAATATTAAAGTATATCAAAGAATGTTTGGTAGATTATTATTTGAAGTAGATAATTCAATATGGGAAAAGACTCCTGGCCAGGCAACTAAACTGTTTCAGACCTTATCTAAATGGTCTAAGACTATGCCTAAGAATAAAATAGCTAAACAATGGATGGATAATAACTAATGCAAACATTTAAGGAAATACAGATGGAAAGTAGTCAGGCAAGATGGGTTGATTTATTGCCCAAGAAGTTAAAGCGTGCTATTTATAGGATAGCACATAAAGATAAATATAAAGCCGCATTGGCCATGTATCGTGAATTTAAAAAGGATAAGGATATGAAGCGGAGAGGTCTAACTGATAAGAAGATGAAAGAGATAGCAGCCGACCACTTTGGTTTGAACCATAGAGAATTTGAAGCTATATTAAACAGAAGGACTAGGTATCAATAATGCAAAGCTTTAAAGGACATACATTAAACGAAGCATTCCCTTCTGGAGCTAACTGGGAAATGATTATATGCTGTGCATATAATATGAAGTCGAAAGGTGTTCCTAAAGATGAGGCAATAAAACTTGCTGGCATCGAAAAGTGGAACCCTAGATTCGACCCATTCATACCACAAGCGGAAGGTATTGTTGATGGTTCGTTTAGTAATCCTACAGGAGTCATGGAACACTATGGTATGGGATCCGCTTCCTTAACAAAAGGTTGGGATGATTACTTTGTTCAAACAACTGGTAAGAGTGCAGCAGCAGCTACTAAGACACCTAAGACAGATATGTATATCGGCAATCAACAGATATCCCTTAAAAAGTTTGGAGCTTCACAATTAATGTCTGGAGGTAAAGCAGAGACATTAGCTACGTTAGCGTTTGCTTATGACAATACTCCAGCTAGAATTAAAACTGCAGAGATGGATAAAGCTTGGAAGAAGATGGCTAAGGTGATTGAACGTGATTATATGAAGACTAAGTTACCAGCAGGTACTACAGTCGGAGGCTTTAAGAAAAGAATTAAGGCTGGGAAGACAGATACGTTTACTACATTAATTAAAGACACATTAGCAAAGAATGATGCTATGACAGATGCTCTTAATGGTTTATTAGAGGGAGATGAAATTAGACAAGAAGTTTGTAGAGAAGCAATGACAGGCCTTGATAAATTTTCTGATAAGCTTCCTAAAGCTTCACACATGATGGTTTTTAATCCTAAGGGTTCATCTCATTATAAAGCTATCAATGATTCTGTAGTAAAAGATTATGCTAGTAAGACAACATTTAATATATCATTTAAGACAGCTGGTACTGGTAAGGGAGCATGGACAGCTTTAAAGGCAATATACTCAGAAGATGTTGATACCTCTTTAGAGCAAATTATATCAGAATCTATTGACGAAGCGGATCAGCAAATGCTAACGGAAGGGATTTTCGGTAAAGCGGTGGCTGTTGTGAAGAAATGGGTTATGCTAGTGATGAGGAAAATTTGGAATAAAATTAAACAATTGTTTAATAAGGGTTTGGGATACGGATTACAAATATTAGGTTTAACTATGGATGTTAATAATCCAACGGTTAAGTATTAAAGGAGAAAGTTATGTTTATGGGAATAGCGTTTATAGTAGGTTTTATATTAGGTTGGATAGTTAACGAGAAGATAGAGTCTGCATCTAAAGTAATGCCTTGGAGGAGATTTAAAAAATGAAAAGATTTAAAACACATTTAGAAGTTTTCGGTGCAGAAGGCTTTACATTAACTCCAGAATTAAAAAAAGAACTAGAAGCAATTGCAATCAATTTAGATACACCTGATTTTCGTAAGAAGCATGGTGCGCAATGGATGCAAGTAAAGATGGCTACGGCTATGACTATCTTAAAAAGAAAACATGGATGGATGACAGATGATAAAGAAAGCCATGATGGTATGTATGATGTTAAGCCTATGCAAACTGGAAAGAAGAAGAAAAAGAAAGGTGGAGCAGTAGTTCAGAACAAAGCTCTTATTGGTAACAGGAATTAATGAAATCATTTAAAACACATATAGCAGAAGCAGTTAACACTCATATGGTTCATATCGAGGATATGATTATTGATGGTGGTGTTAATGGTACTCGTGCAGCTATAAATGCTTTGCGCGACCTTCGTAATATGTTGGGAGGTACTACAAATGAAACAAAACAAGTTACGGTTAAATGGGATGGAGCGCCAGCAGTCTTCGCAGGCATCGACCCAACCGACAAAACGTTCTTTGTTGCTAAGAAAGGTATTTTCAATAAGAACCCTAAAGTATATAAGTCTCATAGCGATATTGACGCTGACACTTCTGGAGATTTGGCTACTAAATTAAAAATAGCTTATACTGAATTAAGTAAGGTCGTTACGAAAGGTATATATCAAGGTGATATTATGTTTACTAAAAAGGACCTTAAAACAGAAACAATTGATAAACAAAAATTTGTTACATTCCACCCGAACACAATAGTTTATGCTATACCACTTGACCAAGCTAAAGAAGTTCAAAGGTCTAATTTAGGTGTAGTATGGCACACAAAATATACAGGAAGGTCTTTTGATAAACTACGAGCTTCATTTAGTATTAGCGACAGAGATTTTAAAACGTCCCGCACTGTATGGCAAAGAACCGCAGACTTAAAGTCAGCACCTAACGCAACATTAACTAAAACAGAAACAGATGAAATTACCACACATATATCCAACGCAGGAAAACTCTTTCAAAAAATCTCGGCTGGAGCGCTTAAAGACGTATCTACAAATACAGATATTAATACATTTATCAATACCTTTCGCAACACGAAGGTTAGAGCACAAAGTGAAATTGGCAACACGTCGAGACACGCAGCAGACCTCGTCAAATGGATTCATAATAAATATGATAAAGAGATTGAAAAATTAAAATCAGATAAAGGTAAGGCTCGTAAAGAAGCTGCTAAGATAGAAGCCTTAG